TAGTAGTAATCCAAGCACCTAGGCCAGCCATCTTACGAGCAGTAGTGGAGTTACCAGCAACTTTCGCTTGGTTAGCCAATAATGCCTTCTCAATGTCTAGCTTCTGCTCAGCAGCAACCTTAACGATCTGGTAGGACATTTCCTTGCCACGACCAGCAGCATTTAGTGCAGAACTAGTGTCTGGAGTCACTACAGCGTTCTTAAAGATCTGCGTATAGTTACCCAAACGAGAAGTAGCGGTACGTGCTTCGGCAGCAGTATCATCACCTTCAATGTGAGCGTTAACAGCAGAGCTGCGTAGTGAATCAGTTTGCCACTCATGCAAAGTATTAGACGCGCTAACCTTAGCAATAGAGGACAATAGTGGGGTTTCTTCTGGAGAAACATTATAGATTACATCGGACAAATCTTCACGAATGCCGTTTGCATCATACGAATCAAATGTATTAGTTGGCTGTGTCATAATAAATTACCTTTTAATGAACTAAAATTAACTAAACTTAACCTTGGAATAGCAATGCGGCTGCATCAGCCACGCTACCCGACTTTTTCAGCTTAGACACTTGAGCTTGCCTTTTCTTCACAGCAGTCTGAACAGGCTTTTTAGCGCCAGCTTTCATCAATGGTTTTGCTTTCTTGACCTTGGCTTGCACCTTGTCTTTTCCAGCCACCATCTGATCGTACAACATGGACTTATGCAGAGCGATCATAGTACGCGAATCAGTGATCGCGCCTATATCTTCTGGGGTAAAGCCTAGCTTCACTCCTTGCTTAACCAAAGATTCTTTAAGCTTAGGTGCCTTTTCAGCGTCCCCGAACTCAGGAATAGCTTTGACTAACTCTGTCATTTGACCTTGCAAATTAGCCTGCTGCGCTTGTTGTTGCGCTGCTTGCATTTGCTGCTGTTGCTGGGCAATATTCTGCCTTTGTGTTTGAAACTTCACCACATTCTCATCGTATTGAGCCTTAGCTTCCATGTAACCCAATGGGTCAGTAGATGCCATCTCTGCCGATGGTGGAACGGGTGGTTGCATAACACCGTTCTGCTGCAAGTTTTGCATTAGCGCTTGAAGTTGTTGCTGTTGCTCTCCCAGCTGGGAATAAGCTTGTTCAGCGTTCTTCTTTGCTTCTGCGGCTTCTCGCATGCCTTTTTGAATATAAGATTGGCCTGAATAGTCTCGCTTTAGATCATCAAGGGTTACTTCGACTTGTTCGCCATCAACTTTGATAGTGAAGGTCTCAGGCCCAGTTTGATCGGCTTCCTGTTCGTCCTCTGCTTCATATTCGTCCACTTCATCAGAATCTTCTTCTAACTCAGCTTCTTCGGCTTCATCAAGCTCTTGCTCGACTTCGGCCTGTTCTGCCTCGGTTTCGTCCAACTGCACTTCATCGTTAGATGCCTGCTCAGCTACTACTTCTTCGGCTACTGGCTCACTTGGAACCATTAACGCCTCTACTGCTTGTTCTACGGTAGTCGTTTGCACGGTGCTACACTCCTAGCTTTTCGCGTTTTTCTTTGCGCTCCTCATCAACAATAACGTTTTTGAGAATGCGCTCAAACTTATCCAACACCTTATTCATTCGGTGCGCTTCTTCTCTAACCTCGGTATCTTCTACCTTGGAGGTCAAGAACAGTTTCACCTGCTCTTGTCGCATTATATCAAATACTTGACGAAAAGTATCATCTCTTAGTAAATGTTCAGCTTGAGCCTTTCTTATCATTGAATATTACCGTTTATATCTCGTGGAGCAGCTTGCATGGCACGTACACGCTCGACGTCTACCGATGTACCATACTCGCCAAGAATCTTAGCAGCCTGCACTAGCAGGTCTTGCCCCATCTTATCACGTTCTAGGTCATTGGACGCTTGCAAGTCACGATACTTCAACTGTAGATCTGCTAACTCTTGACCTTGTTTCTGCTGCATCTCAGCAGCCTTAACCTGCATCTCAGCTTGTAGTTTGATGTTATCGCCCTGCATCTTACCTTGCAGCTTCATCTGGTCAGACTGTAGCTTAGCTTGCGCCTTGATTTGCTCAGCTTCAACCATAGCTTGTACCATAGGATCTTGCTGTGGCTGCTGCTGTGCCGCCTGCTGTTGTTGCTGTTGCATTAACTGCTGTTCTTTCTGCTGATCCATTGGTGAGTAATAACGATCCGAGTTGCGGATACCAGAGAATGCCAACATATCACCCAAGGTATTGCGCATCTGCGTCATGGTTACTAGGCCATTCATAGGGCCGTAGTTCTGCCAGACCATCTGCTGGGTCTGGAAGGTCTGCATTAGTGCAGCAACTTTAGCTTCCTCTTGACCTGTACCTAAACCAACATTAACGGTCACATCCATGCTCTCATCCCATACATCAGGAGTAACAGCCACAAACTGGCCATTCAAGCGCATTAATGTCTCTTCTGGGCTGTTAGTCTTTAGAATATGCAGGATAAGCTTAAATAGGCGTTTAAAGCCACTTTCGGCTAGATTGCGTGCCATTACCTCAACTTGACCAGCGCCTTGCTGTGCAGTCAATGCAGCAGCCGTAGCGGTGGTGTTCTGTAGAGCATCAGGATCAAGGCCCATAGAGGCTTTAGTGATACCAGTCTTCTCTTCAACTAGGTTATCAAGATATTGTAATGCGACTAAAGTCTGACCTGCCACAAATGGGGTTACTTCATCACGAATCTGGTTAATATCCTCAGCTCGGATAACAGCACCAATCTCGTTATTAAGCACGTCTTCCATTTCAACGAACTCATCATTAACAACCTTTCGTGGGTTGTTAGTAAGAGCTACGTTGTCCAGTACGCCACGCAAAACAGATGTGGTGGTATCTTGGTCATTCATAACCAATTCAGCCAAGGAACGACCGAAGAAAGCATGTGGCTCAGGGTCTACATGGAAGTCGGCAAAAGGAACAATGTCCCAAGGCTCAAATTCCAGAATCTCATGATTAGTGCCAACACAGATAAATTTATGCAGGGTAGGTACACCAGTACCATCCACATCAATACGCATATAAGCCTCTGTTACCAAGATAGGCTTCATAGAGGTATCATTGGTATTGTCAGCATCATCTAGGTATTCGCCATGACGAAGGTACTTTTCCTCATCATCGTCAAGATCACCACCAGTGCCAGCATGCTTAACTAGTGTATCGTAGTCATGGCCAAGTGCTACCATGTCACCAACTACTTTTTCAGTAGAGTGACCACATACAATAAAATCTTCTAGGGATTTAGCAGAGCTGTTAATAAAGAATTCCTCTGGAGGAATATTCTCGATAATCATATCGCCTTCTTCACGCTTATGCGCTACTTTCATGCTATGGCGATTCTGCTCTACTTCCATACCGAATTCATCAGCTTCGATAACGATCTCTTGGGCATGCTCAATTATTTCTACGCTATCTTCTTGTGCCAAGATAGACATTTCATCATCGGTAAGGTTTTCGTAAGTGTGAATATCAGCGACTTCTTCTGTATTCCACCACACCTTAACCAAGCCAGTTTTCTTAACTAGCGCATCGTGCATAGCATTGTTTAGCACGTTATAGCCACCACACTGCTGGAACTTCCAATGTGCGTATGTAGTTGCTTGCTCTGCTGCTGCCACTTGCTCTGGGCTGCTAGGCACGTACTCAACAAACTTATCATTAGATAGGAATACACGCATCAGGCTAGGCTTAGCACCACGTACAACATCACGTACCTTTGTAGATACTACTTTACTGCGGCCTTTTTCTGATTCAAGATCAACCTTGCCATCAAAGTATTTCTGTGCGCGTTCACGCTGTGGCTGTATCTCGGAATCCATATAGGCTTCTGCGCCTAGGATAGCTGATCGAATGGCACTTTGTACGTCGATTTCTGTCATTTTACCTTGTGGCATGGTTTAACCCTTTAATCTTGTAAGGCTCGGCCTGTAGTTATAGCGGCTGGAGCAGCAGTACCCATTATAGCAACATTAGCGATTAATTTCGCTTGTGTATCCTTTAGAGGTTGCCCTTCCATTGCTTGCATAATTAGGCGTAGAGCCATTTGCGCTTCTGGGCCACGTTTCTCAGTTAACACGGTAGCAAGTTCCTCAAATAACTGAGCCTTCTGGCTAGCTTCAAGCTCTTTAGTTGCGCCAGTCAATGCCTGAACAACTTTCTGTGAGGCTTGTGCTGGATGACCTGCAAGCAGTGTTTGCAATGGGCCAGCTTCTGTTAAATCACCAACCATTTCTTGCGTAGCTTGACGCTGTGCTGTCTTACTATTAAGTGCTACAGCAGCTTTAAGTTCTAGCGCTGCCCTAACCTCCTCAATCTGGTTAGCCATCTTATTAGCTTCTCTAGGCCCAAGAATAAAACCTAACTTCTCTTGGTTGGCCTTTGAAGATAACTCAGACAATAATCGCATAGCAGCTTTAACGTCTACTTCTGGTGAGCTAATAGTGGCCTTTACATTAGCCAACGTATCATCAATAAAGTTACGAACACCTAAGCGCGCAGTTTGCTTCTCAGCATCAGTGGCTTTAACTAGTGTGCGTGCAACCTGCTCACGGGTAGTGCTTGGTCGTAATAGTTTATAGCCAAGCTCGCCAGCCGCTTGCTCACGGATCTTGTCACCACCTAATTGTAACGCTTTCTCGTAAGATGGCACAGCCTTAACTAGTGTGTTGCGTAGCTCGCTGGCAATGTCACCGTAAAACAGGCTATTCGATGTATCCTGCCCTAATGGGCCTTTAGCATCCTCTGCGAGATTACCTAACACGCGCTTTATATGATCTAACTGAACCATATTTGGCAGTGTAGATAGAGAAACGCTACCATCTTCTGCAACAGTAGCCATAATCTGCTCATGGCCTAAGCCGCTAAACTTCATTCGATCATTAGCTTCTTTGATGGCCTTACTCATTAGATCATCAGGAATACGGTTAAATATCCCCTCTATAGCCATACCTTGCTCACTAGAATAGTCAATAGGTGAGTTGTACGCTACTTTATAAGCTTCGCCACGCTCCTTAGCTGTGCGCTTTGCTACTTCCTCAGCAGCAGTGACACGGCCTACAGGGGCTGCACCTAGCGCTTCTGTCATTACTTCATCAATCTTGCCACTAGCTTGCTTGGCACGATCACCAACGGCAGTGCTTACAGTCTCAGCAGCTTTAGGGGAAGCAGTAGCGGTAGCATCTAATAAAACTTGTATGGCTTCACTAGCATCAGCAATCATCCCTTGCTCGCCAGCTCTTTGAATATTGCTTAGCGCATCGTTAAGATTACCACCACGACCAATAATATCCTTAATGACCTTAGAGGCGGCAGAGCTAATACCTAGTGTAGTCTGAATAACACCTAAGTCGGAACGCTTAACAAACCCTACTAAATTCTCTACACCCTCACCAACCAAAGGAGCAGCACCACCGAATACACCACCAGTTAAGCCGCCAAATGCTGCACCAGTCTTAGCACCTTCTA